ACATAAGGACAATAAAATAGTCCTGCATCGTATGCAGAGGAACCTTTGTAACCAACAGTAAAGAAGTTGGTTGCAGAAGTAGGTGCATAAGGATCAACATACACTTTGAATCGACCATTAAGAGTACCAACCATTGTAGTACCGGTGTCATCAGCATGAATGTCATTACCTGTTGGAACACCAGACAATTGTCCGGCCATTGCTAGGGCGGATGCTACATCCGAAGAAGTAATGAGAACATTACCTTTTCCTCTGCGAGTATCTTTAGCAATTGCATTTGCTTCACGCTCAATTTGGAACATCAAACCTTTGAACTTCTCAACAGACCAACGTCCATTTGAATCTGTATCAAGGTCAAAAGTACCTGGTGTCGCGACATTGTGTTGTGCGCCAGGCTTAGCGTTTGTATAAATGGTTCTCATAACTTCACGGTTAATCTCTGCAAGAATTTCACTTGAAAGAATATTTGACAATTCTGTTTCAGCATCTAAACCGTGAACGGCTTTAAGATCCTGTGCCAATTCCATTGTGTACTCTGCTTTGAGTGCACGTGACTTGGCGGTAACGGTTACTTTTTCGATTGCAAACGCCATTTCTGGGAACGTAACGTCCTCAGCTGCGGCGGTTGTCATACCGGTACCGGGTGCGCCTTGCATCGCTCCTGTTTGTGAACCGTGTGTACCGGCTCCAGTAAAGTCAGTATCAGCTTCATCGTGTAAAGCTTCGACACCAACCTGTGTAGTATAGTGGGATTTCATTGCAAAGATCAATCCGGTAGGTCCGTTCATGGGTTGTACACCACAAACATCATAAGCAATGAGATTAGGCATTGCTCTACGAACCAAAGAGATTAATACAGGATCAACATAATCGATGCCACCACCGGTTTTGTTAGCATGTGCTGCTTCTTGAATATCTCCAAAGATTCCACCACTTTCGCCGCCTTGTTCACGCATTGCTTTCTCTTGGTTTTCCAAAAGAACTGCGGTAACAGCCTTACGATATTGGTCTTTAATCTTTGGGAGATCCTCATGGTCAAGCACCGGACCCCACTTCTTTTGAAGGTCTTCAGATAGGTACATTTTTTTCTCCTATAGGGTTAAAATTAATTATGATAGCGAGTTATCGCTGATGCATATTGTTTCATATTTTCATCGAGTTTTACTGGAGATTCCTCTTCAGAAACTTCAATGTTCTCATCTGTTTCAGTAATTTCAGATGTTACGGCTTCGCCCTTAGGAAAATAACTTTCTTTAAGAACGGTTAATTTTTCGGCATATTGTTCAGCATTTTCATATTCGATACCTTCTGCCAACTTGGAGATTTTTTCCGTTTCAGTATCGGCCAAATCTTTAGTTGCTTGTTTAAGGACATCATCTTTCTTGAACTGTGCCAATTCTTTTTGAAGTTCTACTCCACGATTGATTTCTTCGTCTAAAGAGGTTTCCAAGTCATCAACTTTTGTGAATAAGTCGTCAACCATGTCAACTTTCTCTTCTGGAATATCAATGTAATGTTCTGTGAAGAGGGTTTTAAGTCCAGACATGAAATCCTCAACCAATTCGGAACGAATTCCTTTTTCAATTGCGAGTTCATTTTCGGACATCCATTCTTCAACAACATAAGTGAGATAACCATCAACTTTTTCTGTAAGTTCTTTTTGGAAATTGTCGCTATTTGCTTCATGCTCTGTTTCATGTTGAACTTCAAGTTCTACCAACTTAGCATTGACCTCTTCCAAAACTTTTGCTTGAACTGCAGCTTCGAAAATGGTCGAGGCTTTCTCTTTGAATTCCTCTGTTAATCCATCTTCACCTTCTATTAATGCGGCAACATCGTCTTTTACATCAATATTAAGGTCTTCAGCTTTAACTGCTGCTTTAGTACGCTTAGATTCAACTTTTTCTTCCTCATCATCTTCTTCCTCATCGTCCTGTTCAAGGATGGCAAAAGATTTCATAATTTCTTCGTATTTTGCGGTTAGTTGATCTTTTTTCAACTTATTAGCAATTTCATAAACTGATTTCAACATTCCATTTTTAGTTTTTGGAATTACTGCTTCAAGTTTTGTTTTAGTGTTAGGAATAGTCTTCTCTCCTTTTTCTGCAGTTTTGAATTTTGCTTTTTTGTCACGTTCAAAATCTTGTGATTCTTCTACCTCATCATCTTCATCATCATCATCATCTCCATTTTCTTCATCAACTTCTTCTTCATCATCATCACCGCCGTTACCTTTTTTCTTGGCATCGATGGCTTTTTGTAGTGCAGGAGGCAAGCTTCCTTCTTCTACTTCATCTTCATCTTCTTCTTCGCCGTCTGAAGAATCTTGCTCAGCAGCACGTTTCCGCTTTTCTGAAAGTTCTTCCTCTGCAATTGCTTCAGACTCTTTGGCCGATATTTCTTCAGACATTTAAATCTCCTATATCTATTTAAATTAGTATATTTACTATTGTTATTATTTAGTAAATTTATAACTTTGACATAAACGTTTCGAAAGCATCTATCTGTGTATTTTTAAGATTTTTTCGAGATTGTTTAATTTGTTTTTCGATTCGGGCAATTTGGTGTTCACCAAGAATACCATTATCCCATATCCATTCTTTACCTTCCATGATACCATTGACAAATGCCGCTGGTGCAGAAGGATCTGCCACAATATCTGCTGCAGTAGCAAGATAAAAATCATCTTGTACTTGACTAACATTGCGGCCCATAGGCTTTAAGGAGCCCATTCCTCTAGATGAAACACCCAATCGGGCACCCTCATCGATTAAATTCTTTACTATTTTTCCATAAGGTGTATCTAGAATTTTTGCTCTACCGGTAAAATTATTCCCAGATTCATTTAGTTCCTGAATCATGTGGGAAACTCGTTCCAAATTAACTGTAGGTCCTTCTGGATGTCCTAATTCTCCGAATGCTCTGTTTTGTTTGATGTAATTTTGATCATATCGCAGAACTTCTTTTTGAAGTATTGATTTTGGATATATTCTACCATTCCTATTCTTTACATTAGCTTGCATGAAAATACCTTCAATGAAGTAATTCTTCGCTCCACTTGGAGCCGTTTCACATATAAATTCAACATCTTCTAATGTTTCGCAAATAAGTCTCATTTTTCTCCTTTATTGCCTATTTCCAAATAAGTAATAAACTGGAAAACCCAATCGACTGTTTTCTTCATAATTTGGAGTATCAAATCCTGCCATTTTAGATAATTCTATCCAAATTGTATAAGTATCTCCGCTTGTGGCTCCTGCAGTAGTAAACTGAATATTTCCTAAAACACCACCCGGAGAACCTGTGGCATTTATTGGAATTGCAGGAAATTCTAAATTATTACTATTATGTACTCCATTTCCACTTAATCCGGCAATAAGTGTTTCTGTGGTAGATCCATCCCATTCTACATTTACTGACATGCCATTACATATCCATTGTATTTTATTGATAATAACTGAATAAGTCGGTGTTACGAGCGGGGCAGAACCTAGAACATCTAAATGTGCACCTGAACCATTTCCGTATATTATATCTCCAATAGAAGGAGTAGTAAGAGCAGTAGTTGCTACTTTGTTGGCGTGATCCCAACCTATTACTTGGACTTCTGTTCCCAATGGTTTGTAATCAACAACTATATAATATTCAGTAGCTTCTGTTTGAATTTCTTCGCCAATTTTGAATCCTGTATTTCCGGCAGAAATATCCAATGCTATATTATACCATGCCCAATTAAGTTCAGAAAGGTCTATCTTCTTAACATCCGATTCACCCGTTCCATCAGAAACATTAGTAAATTTATATACAGTTTTCGTTTCTGTATCAATTAATTTTTGACTTGTTACTAAATCAGCCATTTTCTACTTCCTCGGATTCCTGTTCTGCTTTTTCATCTTGATGTAAAAAAGCAACAGCTATTTCTTTTTTCTTATTTTCTAATGTTACCATCACTTTTTGTTGAAGGGCATCATTAATTGCTGCCTTTACTTCCGCAGCATCACCATCAACAGATAATGCTACAATATTCTCAATTGCAGACATTTCGGACATATAATTTCTCCTATTATTAAATATCTAATTATATTTATACTATTTATAAACTTTAACCACTTATCACTTTTAAATCTGGTTTTCCTTCAGCTGGATTAAACTCAGACCATTGGTCTTCGCCTCCTTCAGGAGGAGGTGCAGCTTCTAACTTTTCTTGTTCCATCTGATCTTTAATTTCATCTATTTCTTCTTGCGTCAATTTTAGAACCTTTTTATTAATATATTCTTGAGAGAAAAATTTACCAACAACTTCATCTCTATATCCCATATCTTGAACTAAAATTCCCAACCGTTCTTTCATCATTTGAGCATCTTGTAATTCTTTAAAATGCGAATCTGATTGCCATTCATATATTATTTCATTTTTTATAAGAATCCAATCTGTTGCCGCAATTACACCCTTGAGAAGTAATTGTTTTTCAAGGAGATCATCAAATAACATTTGAAATCTACCTCGTAATCGTTCAATAAAACGAGTAAATTTAACCTCATCTCTTGAAATTTCTTCTGCTCTACCTAATATAAAACCTGAATCTTGTTCTAACCGTGAAGGGGGAATATTAAGTGCTTTGTATAATTTTGTTTTGAAATACTCAACATCGGCCAATTCACCAAGATTCTCCCCTCCCGGCAACGTTGTAATTTCTGTACCTCTACCACCTTCTCTACGTGGAAGCCAGTAGTCCTCTAGCATACTCATGTGCTTACGGTCATCTTTAATA